GATTTAAAACATTATTAAGTGACATTGTTTTTCCTCCTATGTTTGTTGTCCAGCTTGGTATGCCGTGAATGCTCCTAATCCTGTTCCGATAGATTGTGCTAATGGACTTGTGCCAGGTTGCGTTGTCATCGTAATTCCAGACTGTGATTTAGGCCCTGCAGCATATAAGTTTGCAAGAAACTCTGCTCTTTGATAAGGCTCGTATTGTTGTTGTAATTGTGTTTGTCTTGCAGCATCTAAAGCTTGTTGAGCTAATTGCTGTTGAATTCCACCGGCACCCATTAATTGTTGGATATCAGCCTGAGCCATCTGTTGTTGACCAGCACCTAAGTTTCCTAATTGTTGACCAGCAGCTAAACCAACTTGTTGTTGTCTTTGTGCTGCACCTAAAGCTTGTCCAAATCCCATAGCATTTGCTCTACCCATAGCTTCTAAAGTTCTATTTTGTAATTCTGCTTGTTGTACACCTTCTCTGCCACCACCAAAAGCACCTGCTCTTACTGCATTAGCTGCTAATTGATTTTGCATTATTTGACTTTGTCTTCCTATTTCATCTGTGACATATGATTGATAAGGATTTAAATATTGATTTATTTGTGCTGAACCTATAGGAGCTGCTGCACCTAATACTTGTGCGATACCTTGATTAACAGTTCCAGCACCTGCACCTGTTGTTCCGGCAGCCGTTAGTCCTTGTTGTTGTAAAGCTGATCCAAGACCAGATCCGGCAACTTGTATGGAAGGTAATTTAATTGGATCTTGAGAAACTTGTCTCGCAATATCCATCAACTCAAGTTTTCTTTCCTCTATACCTGGAGCTTCTCTAACAAATTGTGTTTGAGATGCAGGAGTTGCTGCTGGTGCTCCACCGCCTCCGCCAAATAAATTACTTACAAAACTCATTTAATATCCTTTACTAGTTGAACGTGTTTTTTCACCCATCCCCATTTTTTAGAAACTCTTTCCCAACCAGGTCTTGCCCAAATGCAAAGTCTTTTACATTTATTTTGTTTAGCAAAGTTAGTAATGTGTGCTACAATTTTATCTTCCCATAATTCTCTTCTTTTACCTGTACATATAATTATTTCTAACTGATCATAATTAGGCATAGAACCTATTCTTGTTACAGCTATACCAAATACTTTATTCTCTTCTGTTTCATCAGAACCAAACATAACAAATAGTTGTGCTTCGTCTTTAAGTAATAGATTATATATGTCAGAAGATTCTGCATATCTTCCAGAGTAGATTAATGCTTCTTTAACCATAAATTCAGCTAAAGGCCAAAACTTTTCTACATCTTTAGGTATGACTGGTACAATACTTACTGATGGTTTAATTTTTTTTGCTGCTCGTGCCACGTGCTTCTCCTATCAAATCAAAAATTCTTTTATATCTTTTTTGCTGTTCATAGAAGTAAGCTGCACCTTTTTCTCGCATATCTTTTATGCTTGTGGGATTTGCTCCAGCTATTAAACCAGCACCTAATACACCGTCTGCTCTTGTTACAAACTCTCCGTCTGCTAATTGAGCTAACATCGTATCCTCGTCTTTGTCTCCTGTTCCGGATCCGTCCTCTACATAACCAGTTGCTCTAACATAATTGTTAGCATCATGCTCGTCATGAGATGTTTTTGATGGTAAGTAATTAATACCACCTTCGTTAAATCTTTTTACTTCAGCTAATCCACCTTCTCTTAATCTAGATTTAACCATTTGATATGGATTGCCTTCAAAATTACCTTCAGGTATGTAAACTTTTTCGTAATCTTTTTCATCACCAGATACTGGATCTATATATTTAAAGTTGGGTCTGTTTTCTGCAAAATCTTTGTAAGCTATATTATATGTTGGTTGATACATATCTACTGGGCCTTGTTCAAAAGCTCCTGATGCATAGCTTAGTCCAGATATACCTGCAAATAATTTTAATGGATCTATGTCTGATGGTGCATCTTTTTTATAAAATAATCTTTGCATTAATGTTCTTTTATCAGGTGTTACTGCATTTGCTCCTGAAGCTACATTTCCAACATTAGCTGTAACATTACCAGCTGTGCCAAATTCATTTAATGGATTATTTGCAATTGATGATAATCCAGTACCTGTTGTAGTAGAGCCTACTGCAGAAGTAGCTGCTGGCGTACTAATAAAAGGTAAGGATTGTGCAAAAGCTGTGTTTGTGAATGTTGGAACATAATTTGCAGATGCAATATTACCAAAACCAGCAGCGTGTACTCCTGGTATCATTTTACCCCCATAGTAGCCCATAGCAGCCCCTGTACCAGCCGATAATAGTCTTCCTAGTCCTGAGGCTCCAGATTTCTTAGCATCTCTATATCCTCTGTATCCTCCGTAAGCGGCAAGTGCATAGGGTAAAAATTGTAACATTTATAAACGTTCTCCTTAAAGATCTTTAAATGTAAAATAATACCATTTTACTTATTGATTATCAACTCATCAGCGAACCTTCCAGCATACTTAAATTCGCCTACATGGGTAATTGGGTCTAGTATATAACTATAGCATTTACCACCTATATCTTTCCATAATTTACAGAAAGCAAAGTCTTCACCCATATACATTTTAGTCTTCGGATCGTATAAAGTATCAAAGAAATTCCATAGGTTTTCTTTATCAACTAATTGGCCATTAATAACTGTCTTTTGAACAATAGTTCTATCAGGATAAGCTTTCATTAGCTTGTCAAAAACACTACGTTTTATTAACATACAACCAGTAGCACCATGAGTTACTTCTATTACCCCTTTACTTAAGCTTATATCTTTTTCATTTGGTACTCTAAGTGGGTATTGATAGATTGAACTAGCAAGTTCTTGTACTGTTTTAATATCTCCTGCTTTAACCTTATCAAATGCTTTACCCCAGTTTGCATTTTTTAATGGGTATGGAGCTGATATAACGTCTTTGTCTCTATCTAACATAGCTTTGATTGTACCTGCTTCAAATTCTATATCTGAGTCTATAAATAATAAATAGTCAGCACCTGAAGTTAGGAAATCTGCAACACATAAGTTTCTACCTTGAGTTACTAATGATGATTTAACTAATTGAAAAGTTACTTTTAGTTTGTTTTTAAAACAATATTTTTGAAAATCTAGTACAGATTCTGTAAAATGAATACTAACTTGATCATGTACAGGTGTAGCTACATATATATGTTTTATATCTGATTTATTACCTACTCGAATAGGTTTAGCTGCATCTTCTGCAGAAACTTTTTTTCCTATATCTTTAATCATAAACTCCTAACGATAATGTTATTCTTGGAGATAAACCAATTGCTTGATGTATGTCTCCTTTTTTTATTGATATTAAATCTTTCTCTTCTAACATATAATTTTCTTTATTAATGTTATAAATAACACGTCCATACAAATTGTATAGATAAACATTATAATCATCTTTATGTATATTAGAGGATGCTCCTTGAGTAAATCCTACGTATAAATCTACATCCATTGGTCTAGATTGTAGTTGAAATTCTTTGACAATTTTATTTATTATAGATTTAAAAGCAGGATGTTGATGGACATTTTTTACAACTATCGTGCCTTGGAGTATAAAGTTTTCTAGCCATTTACTAGATTGTTTAGATTCAAAATGAGCTTCGGATATTAAGTTAGTTAGTTGATTAAAATCTAGTTTTTCGTCACTAAATTTTTTATAGACCTTTTGCATTGAGTGCACCCCTCAAGAAGTTTTCCCACTCTGAACCTTTTTTCTTCCAACTATAAAATCTTTTATAGAATTTTTGTTGTTCTGCTAAATGTTCTTGTAGAGATTGTTCATGTAGATAGGCAGCAGCTGTTTCTATTGCATGTGCAGTTGCTCTTGCTAAGTTTTCTACATCGGAATCATAATTAACATACACTGGCCATTCAGAACAAGTTTCAAATAAAGCTCCAAAGTTTGTAGTTATAACATGTAGGCCTGCAGACATACATTCTAAAGCTGATATACAAAATGTTTCTTCAAATATACTTGGATATACAAACATTTGATAATCAGTAATTTTTTCTAATATCTGTTCATTAGGTACATAACCTATGTAATTTACATTAGTTAAAGATTTAGCTTGATCAAATAAAGGCTGATAAGTAGCTTCATGTACTTGACTAAACTCACTACCATATACTTTTGTACTGCTGTAAACATCTAAAGTAATTAATGGATTCTTTACAAGTTGCATTGCTGCTAATAATACGTTTAATCCTCTCCAAGGAGTTGAATGATGTATTATTTTAATTGGTTGACCTTTTATATAAGGTTTTCTTTCTGGAAAATTTGTACAACCATTTTTAATTACTATTGATTTGTTTTGTGGAATATTAAAAGCCATTCTAAATTTTTCATAATTCCAATGTGAATTAAATACATACCAATCATAATCAGGATGTTTAAAAGGATTACCAAAAAATTCTTGTAGGTTACTCTGATCGTAAGAATTTTTTTGCCAAAGTATATTTAGTTTGTTTGGATCGATAGGTACTTTACCAGGTATAGAAGTACAGATTTGTACTTTATCTAACAGCTCTTTGGGACAATGCTTATAAAGCATTTCCATTTGCAACTCGGTGCCACCTCTAGGTTCCATTATTTTTTGGTTTTACCAAACAAGGAAAGTTTTGCAACTGTTATTTCCAAGTCTTGCCTGAAGTCCTCTGCGGTTGTATCTGTGTTAGGATCTGCAACATCTGCGTCAAATTCAGCTTTATCTGCATATACCTTACCAGTTCTTTTGTGCTTTACTATTTCTACTGCTTTTGCAGGTATCTTTATAGGTTCATCACTCATATTTTAATCCAATGATTTTTT